AGTTTTCTAAGTCTTTAACGTCCGTTACTATAGACTTGAGAACAGCAATGATAACGGTAGTACCTAATCCTATGACGGTTAATATAATGTCTGCTAAATCCATTCATAATTCCTTATTTGAGTAGTTTTTTCTTGATTTCTCTCATTATAAGCTTTTTGATATTCTTCTTTTTCACAATATCATAGTAAAATTTAAGCGGCTTCCATTTATGAAATTCATTATTTTCTCCGCCTGCAAACCTAAAATTCTTGATTATATGGTCAATTTCCTCAGTCCAATAAAAAGGAATAAAATCTATTTTTTTATCAGTATGAAACCTTAAATAAAAAAAAGGCTCTCCCTCTTCTATCTTTAATTTTTTAACCCCTTTCTTGATAACAAAGGCACAATGTAACGCCCGAAAATATTTGCCTATGTCTAGTTTACCGGGTATTACATTAGTATCTCTCGACCACTGTGTTTCAGATAAAAAAGGACTCTCTTCTGACATCTCTAAAGAGTCGTCTTCTGCAATAAATACAAGCCTTTGAGGGAATCCATATATTCTCTCTTTGCCTGAAAATGTTTTTACTTGTGTGTCAAAAAACTCTTGAGGCATTGTATTTGATGTTAAAAATTCATCTTGTATATCTAAATCAATACTATGTTGAACACTAATACTATAAACATTTTTTAAATGGTCTGCAAAAGCAGGACACCGCATAAACCCCAACTCTTTAGAGTCTCTACCCTCTAAAAAAAGCTTTTTAGCTAATACAGGCTCATTACCGTACATCATTCCGTGCTTTCCTGAATAAGAGTAATAAACCTTCATACTAACTACTTAGGATATTTTTCTTTCACTGCTGTAACAGCATCTACCCAAGTTGTTGTTCCGTTTACTGCATCCCAATACTGCATATCAGCCTGAGCCTCTAAGGGTGGGTACTCTTCAGCACGCTTATCAGCATAAGTCATGTTAGAAATTCTGTCTGCTTCAGCTTTTGCTTCCTCATCTGCTAATCTTTGCTTCTCAGCGTTGTAGCCGTCAACCAAACCCTGAAATTCAGCAAAATCAGTTATCTCTCTATTCGCTGTGCCATCATTATGTTCAACTTCGCCTGTAGTTCCATTCCACTGAACCGCCCAAATGTTATCGGCTAAAGCGAAGTCAAAGTTTATACCTTCACCATCAATCCTAACCACCCTATCTTCTTTTACTATTGTTACATTCATTATTTTTCTCCTAATGATTTACTTCTTTTTTTTATTAAGTTGTTAAACTCTTCTTGACCTTTAACCGTCTCATTTCTAAAGCTCTCTAACGCTTTAGTCTGACCTCTGTTAGTGTTTGACATCTCAACTTGTAACATCGGCATCCAACTCATAGAACAAGCCCAATCATCTATTTCTTTACCTGTATTTGGGTCAAGCCCTACCATCTTAGTGTACCAAGCACACCTGATAATCTTCTTATCCCTAGTTGTTTCACATTCACAACCTAAAGGGCATATAAACTCAACTTCTAATGCCATGCTTCTCCCTCATTAACTACAATCATGTCAGCAATAGATAAAACATCAGGAACAGACATAAAATGCTTATAATCTAAAGTTTCAGGACTGAAGGAAAATATATTGCTATTCCTCGCCTCAGACACATTTCTATGATTGTTAGACATGCCTATAAGTATATCATTGTTGTATAGCACCATGCCCCTCAAAAATATTTGCTTTTCGTCTGCTAATTTATATGTTTTAGTTTCGTTTGTTTCAAGGTTGTGCTGTATCAAAAAACCATTTCCTGAGGAATTGGAATACAAATGATTCTTGTGAATTAGAACATCATGACATTGATAACCACTATCAAACAAATGCTCATCAGTCATACTGTCTAAGTTTATTCTGCCAAAAGTTGATTCACTGACATTCAGATTGTGTAGGCAATAATATAAGAACCCATTGTCAACTGTGACTGAATTTACATGCTTACTGTCTCTTATCCCACTATTAAATGCAGGCTTGCACTCCTCAGAAAACTCTTTTGTCTTGAGATTAAAGTAGGTAGTTCCGCTTTCGTTGTGCATCCCGATTGTATCTACAGAGGTATTGCAAATGTATAAGGTGTCTCCATCACTGCACATTTGATGTGTATTTAGAAATAAGCGGTAATCCTCAACAGGCTTTATTTCTTTAGAGTATGAAGCAAGTTTTTTGTGACTAGAAATTAACAAACTACCTTTGTGCTCACAAACTCCAAAAGGTCGGAAACTAGGTCGGTCATCGTCTACCCCGTCATCACAAAGGTGTTTAGATTCAGGCTCAAACCCTACTAGGCTCTTTTCCTCTAAACTATATTCAACAAACGTATTGTTTATTGCTTTAATAAAAGCGTCATCAGGAATTATTATTAAGTTTTTATTTGACACCTAGACATCCCCCTTTCTTACTAAATGTAAGATTGATAACAACACGTACATTAGTGTCGCTCGGTGCAAGCCCTGTATGATATAGCTCATTTCTGAAAACTAGGAGTCTGTTAGCCTTGCTTTCGACTTTCGTGCCATCTTTTTTAAAAACTGTATATCCGTTGTTATCGTTCACATAATAAATCGCATTATATTTAGTTCTACTGTCGTCAGGCTCTTGGTCTGTATGAAAACCTTTTATATCAACCTCTTGTTTGCAAACTTTGGTTTGCAAATTAGCTTTAATACGTTCTATATTGGTTGGATTTATTTTTTCTACAATAGGTTCTATTATATAAGCATCGTGAGAATATGCTACACCTCCGTCCGTTTGTGGGGTTGCGAACATGTGAACAAATTGAAAGTTTGAAACCGTAAGTTCTGTTTCTTCGTTTTCTGTTTTATATGCGCTATATCTCCAAGCAAGACTATTAGCACCTACCCGGTCATCCATTCCTACCACAGAGCTAAATATGTCTTCCCACATCTTAACAGGAAGAAAGTCGTCTATTACAACATAGCCATCCATTAGTCCTTAGAACATACAATAACATCAATATATTTCGGTGCTGTAATTGTATGAGTGTGGTCTCCTGCGCTTGAAGTAGCTCCTGTACCACCTGAGCCTGTGTTTGCAGCAGAGCTGTTACTGATTGAGCCTGATAGTGAGTGAGAGTGAGAGCTACTCGAACCTGAGCTGTGTGTAGTATAATGGTTGCTCTTAGACATATTGTTGGACGGATAATTGGGTCTGTTACCTGTACTTGCCCAATTATCGTGAGCTTTCTCATACATCCCCGTTCCATGAGTATGACTAGGCATTTCAGACGTGGTCAATGTATGAGCACCTGCACTTAATGAGTGGGAATGTGAGTGACTAGGTGTACTGTGAGTATGTGAAGAGCCTGTATGCGTGTGAGCGCCTGTACTATTAGTTGAGCCACCTGCGGATAAATCCCAAGAACCACCTGTACCACCACCTGAACCACTAACAACTCTTAATGCTTTATTATCCTGTGCTGTAGATTTAGTCCAACCTGTAGGTGCTGCTGCTTGATAGAAAATCATTACCGTGCCACTTGGGAACGGCTGTACTCCTGTTAAACCTGAGCCATCGATTGCAGGTAAAGCACCTGTTAATGTTGATGAAGCAACAGTACCACTTGTAATATTAATTCCTGCACAAGCGGTTGTTCCATCCAAGATGTTATCAATTTCATCGAGGTTAGCGTTTATCTTAGTACCCCATGTATCTGCTGACGCGCCTACTTCCGGTTTAGTCAGGCTATACGTTGTAGTAGTTGTATCTGCCATAGTTTTATCCTATATTAAAAAGTGCCTTTCCACACTCGTAGTTTATCAAAATCGCCGCTTAACATCATCCTTTTAACAACATCTTTGCGTGCTTCAACGTCACTCCATTTAACACCCAGTTTATTACAAACTTCCTTTATTAGGTGTATAGGAAGACTTCCGACGAGTTTATTCTCGCCTTGAATACCTAAACCTTCTCTCCGGATCTGTTCCACCCGATCGAGATAGTATTGATTATCGTAAGTATTCTCAACAATGATTTTTTGGTTAGCTTCATCAAAATGGACTTTTTCGCCTATCTTCATTTGTATACCTTTTTTTAAAACTTTTCTTCTATTATATCACTATAAAAAATCATTGTTGAGAATAATAAAAACCCCCCGTGTTCACAAAAAAGGGGGGTTTAAATCAACTTCTACTAAACAGTAGTACAGTCCATAACTGCGCCTGATGCTGCCTCATTCTTAGAGATAAGCGTAAGCTCAGTAACGACCTGACGTTTCGTTGAATCACCAGTCTTAGCTAATTCTGCATTCTTGGTAGGACGTAATACTCCAACGGCCCACATATCAGATTGCATAATGAATACGTCACGACCACGGTTTTCACGAGTAGGAGTAAACTCTATCGTTCCCCAAGGTGTTACATAAACGTCGATGTTATTAGTAACTTTACCAGATTCACCCTTAACAGTTGAACGTTGGTTGTTGTTACCAGTAAAGCCTAACGCTTTATTCATCTGGAAGGCTGAAAGGTAAACAGCGTCTGGACGACCACCTGCTTCCCAAATTGCCTGCATTGCTGCGTCAAAGTCTGCTTGTGAAAACACAGTTGCAGTACCGTCTGTACGAGCGTTAGTACCATCACCAGCTGGATTTGCACCACCTGTACCTTTGTTAGTTACATTAGATGTAATGAATGCACCTACACCAGCTAACTCCCGAGCTGCAGTACCTGAACCTGCTTCACGTTTGTTATTGTCAAACAAAGCTTTTTCAATGTCTAACTTTTGCTCTTTAGCAATCTTAAGTGTTTGGTATGCCATTTCCGCAGAACGGCCAGCTTTATCTAAGCCTTGGTCTGTGTCAGGAATGATTACCGCGTTCTTAAAGATCTGCGTGTAGTTACCCATACGAGTAGTTACTGAACGCGCCTCTGCAGAAGTCTCGTCACCTTCAATGTGTGCGTTAGTTGTTGATGAACGTAAGGCATCTGTTTGCCACTCATGATAAGTGTTAGATGCTGATGATTTTGTTAGCGATGAATAGAACGGTGTTTCTTCGGGTGAAATATCGTAGATTACGTTTTCCAAGTCCTCACGAATACCATTTATATCATAGCTATCAAGTGTATTTGATGGTTGTGCCATATATTGCTCCTATTTAAGCATTTAAAATTAATCCCAAAGCATCGTCGATACTTCCGGAATTTCTGAGTTTCGCCTGTTGGCGGTCACGAACTTTGCCAGGTTGTACTTTATTAGACTTTTTGGCGCCTGCTTTCATTACAGGTTTAGCTTTCTTAGTCTTTTTGACTGCTTTATTTTTTCCAGCGATGATCTCTTGATATTTCATAGCATCGTGTAAAACCTTAAGAGCCCTATGGTCCATAACTTGCCCAATTTCTTCGGGCGTATAACCATAATGCTTACCACCGATATTAACCATTTTAGTCTTGATCTCTTTCGCCTGAGACGGATTAGAGAATTCAGGAATAGCGCTTTGTAGTTGTTCCATCTCACGTTTTATGTAAGCATGCTTTGCTAATTGTTCAGCTTTTGCATTTTGCTGAACGACTTGCTGATAGCCTACTATCTGTTTATCGTAAGATTCTTTTGCCTCGTCGTATTTCATCTTGTCATCCATATAACCCAAAGGATCATTTTCAAACATTTCTCTAGATGGTGCTACGGGAGGTGAACTTAATTCGCCTGATTGTAACTGGTGATACAGTTGTTGTACTTGCTGACGTTCACTAAGTAATGCTTCGTAGACTGACTCAGCTTCTTTACGCTGATGTGCTGCTTCTTGCATTCCTTTTTGGACATATTGCTGTCCGCTATAGCCTTGCTTTAGGTCATCTAAGGTTACTTGTACTTCCTGTCCATCAATCTTGACAGAATAGCCTTCAAGCTCTTCCTGACCGGCGTCTTCTATTGCTTCGTCGTCGTCCTCTTCTGTAACGTCAGAAGATCCTTCAATATCCAGATCTTCGTCTTCTTCTTCAGAATCCTCCAAGTCGATCGCTTCGGTCTCAGCAGATTCTTCTACCTCGTCGGTAATCTCCTCTGTTGTCTGAGCTTCTTCCTCTACAATCTCTTCTTCGGTTTCAATTGGAGCTAGTAAGCTCTCTACTGCATCATCTATTGTGATGCCATTAGTTTCAGTCGTTTCCACGGTGCTGTTCTCCTAATTATTATTTATTATTTCGACGATTCTTAATTACCTCATCATCCAAAATGGAATCCATGTAATCACTAATCTTCCCTATTGCACGAACAAGATCGTGTGCATCGTCTCTTTCTTCCGTCGAAGAATCTGGAGTCAAAAACACACTCACTTGCCGTTCTATGACTTCTGCTAAAACATCCTTAAATGTTTCATCATTAATCAATCTCTTTATATTAGCTGCACTAGCCATTAATATCTACCAGTAGTAACTGCCTGTGTCGGTTCAGTTTGGTCGTATCTTGGCTTATCCTGCATCCTTTTAATTTCTTCAACATCAATCTTTTGTCCCCATTGCCCCAATATTCTAGCTGCTTCAATAAGTAGGTCTTGATCCATTCTATCGCGTTCTCTGTCATCTTGTGCAATAGCTTTTTGAGCATCAATTTTTATTCTCATGCTATCTGTCTGCATTTTAGATTGTGCTCGGATTGTCTCTGCTTCGACTGTTGCTCTTGCTAATTCTTGTTCTGGAGATGTTTGTTGTGATTGTGCTTGTTGTGCTTGTTGTACTAGTTGTTGTTCTTGTTCTGGTGTCATAGGACTAAAGTATCTATCAACATTACGTACTCCTGCTAGTCCTAGCATATCGCCTAAAGTATTTCGAATGCCTACCATTGTTACTAAACCATTGGTTGGACCGTAGTTTTGCCAGATCTGCATTTGCATTTGTAAGGCTTGTGATAAGGCCATGTGCTTTTGATCCTCTTGACCAGTACCTAAACCAACATTAACCGAAAGATCCATATCCGCGTTCCATGTGCGAGGATCCATAGGAACGTATTGCCCGTTTAAACGCATCATCATCTCTTCACAAGAGTTTTCTACTAATAGATGTAATATCAGTTTAAATAAGCGTTTCATGCCTCCTTCTGCAAGGTTTCGAGCGATTACCTCGATTTGTCCTGATCCTCGTTGAGCAGTAATCTGTGCTGCAGTTGCTGTTGTATTCTGTAAAGCATCAGGATCTAATCCCATAGAAGCTCTAGTGATACCGGTCTTATTCTCTACCTGCTCATCCATATATTGAACAGCGCCTAAAGTTTGGCCTGCAATAAATGGTACTGCATTAACCGTAATCGCACCAGGTGACTTAATACGTCGAATAGCACCAATCTCATTATTTAATACATCATCGATGTTCGCTTGTCCTTCAACTACGTCAATTGCAGGATTATTAGTTAATGCAATATTATCCAATAAGCCTCTTATCATTGCTGTAGAGGCGTCTTGATCATTCATAATCAAATCTGCAATAGAACGACCATAAAAGGTATGTGGTTCAGGATCAATCTCAAATACTGCAAAAGGAACGTCGCCCCATGGTTCATGATCTAATAATTCATAAGATGCTCCGCCTAATACAATCTTATGCATAACTGCCTCACCTGTACCATAAACATCAATTTTCATATAGGCTTCTGATATAGCAACCAATCGCATAGAAGGATCAGTTATATCTTCGTTAGCATCTTCCGAGTAATTTGAACGCTCATATTTCTCTGCGTCAGTAAAAGTGTCTTCGTAGGATAAGCCTGAAAGTTTTGAGACTTGTTCAAAGTCATATCCCATTGAAACTAAATCTGAGACTCTCATTTCTGTACGATGAACTACAATATAAGCATCCTCAATGGTTTTTGCATTCCGATCGACAAAGAATTCTTCGGGAGGTACAGATTCAATGGATAATTTGCCACTAGTTTGAACCCTACTTACTTTCAAAGAATAATAAGGCTTATCTACAGATTCTCCTGTTTCGTTTGTTACAGGATGCATCTCAACCTCTTGCTCAACAACGGTAATCTCTTTCTCACCTACCAGGACTGTCATTTCTTCTTCGGTCAGATG